CAACGAGCCATTCCCAAATAGCTGCACCCCATTCTCGGAGTTTTTCAATCCAAGCTGGAAGATTTTCGGTTATCCAGTCACGCAATGCGCCGCCCCATTCCTTCAACTTTTCAACCGCAATCGGGGTGACTTCAACGAGCCATTCCCAAATAGCTGCACCCCATTCTCGGAGTTTTTCAATCCAAGCTGGAAGATTTTCGGTTATCCAGTCACGCAATGCGCCGCCCCATTCCTTCAACTTTTCAACCGCAATCGGGGTAACTTCAACAATCCATTCCCACAATTTCACCGCTAAAATAATCGCTAATTTTCCCAGTTCAACAGCTATATTCAACATGGCTTGGGCATATTTCTGCATGAGTAGTAAAAATTTTGGGCCGACCTGCGGAATCAAATCATTTGTGATCCAGTTGATTAGCGCGCCTGCCCAGCCAGAAACCAGTCCTGGAAACTGAGACTTTCCTTCTTCATCGCCGGTATCCGATATACCCTGCACAAAATTACCGATTGCCCGGATCGCCTCTGGAAGAGCTTCGCCTATCCATTCGACCATAGCCAGTGACCAGTCGAGGAATGCCTCGATCCAGTCAGGCAAATTTTCGCCCAGCCACGTGTAGTATGTCTCGGCCCATTCAACCAATTTTTCTGTGCCGGTGGGAGTCGCATCGACAATCCATTGCCATGTAGCAGCAGACCAGTCGCTGAATGATGCGGCCCAGGCAGGATGATTCTCAGTCACCCAACCAATGAGTGCTGCACCCCATGCGCCTATTTTTTCGACAGCTATTGGTGTTACATCGACGAGCCATTGCCATATTGCCACTGCCCAATCTTGGAATGTTGCCACCCACGCTGGCAAATTTTCGGTCACCCAGCCGATGAGCGCTGCACCCCATGCGCCTATTTTTTCCAGCACAACAGGTACCACATCGACGAGCCATTGCCATATTGCCACTGCCCAATCTTGGAATGTTGCCACCCACGCTGGCAAATTTTCGATTACCCAGCCGATGAGCGCTGCACCCCATGCACCTATTTTTTCCAGCACAATAGGTACCACATCGACCAGCCATTGCCATATTGCGGCAGCCCAATCTTGGAATGTTGCCACCCACGCTGGCAAATTTTCGATTACCCAGCCGATGAGCGCTGCACCCCATGCGCCTATTTTTTCCAGCACAACAGGTACCACATCGACCAGCCATTGCCAGGATGCGGCGGCCCACGATTGCAGATTGCTAATCCAGAGAGGTAAACTGTTGACCACCCACACCAGTATCGCGTTGAATATGATTAGGAATTGATCATACGCTCGGCCCAAGTGGATTTTGAATGCATCGCCCACATTTTTCAGTCCTTTTTCGACAGACACCCAACCGGTGAGCATACCGGATGTCCATGCAAGTACGAGCTGAATCATATGGGATAAATTGTCAAAAATGGCACCGAACTGAACTGCAAATGTCTTCCGCAGTTTGCGCACGACTACAATTATTCCGCCCAGCAGAGCGGCGACAGGTGCAAACGCTGCCAGGAAACCAGCGATAGCCGGAGCTAATATGGTTGTCAGTACGATACCTACTGCGATGAGAAGATCTTTCCAGTATTCTTGCTGAATCAGTAGCCTACTCACCGCCGTAGCGAGTGACGACACAAATTCCACAATCGGCTGGATGGCTCTAGGCAATTTTTCGAACTGCTCATTCATGAGCGTGCCGCGCTCGATGGTCGCTGTGAAGTATCCCAAGACAAAATCCAGCACACCAGCCAGTTGTTGGAATAGTCCGATAAGCGCCTGGCCATTTTGGGTCGTGAAGTTTATGGCCCATTGCGCCAGATTGCGCAGCACTGGCAGAAACGCATCGCCGATTTGTATCGACAGGCTGTCAACGATGCCCGCCAGAACCTCCATCGTGCCGCCAAATGTATCCATGCGTGTGGCTGCAGACTGGCCAGCATCCACCTGACCGATGCTGGCAGCTAATTTGTCAAATTCTGCAGAACCTAAGCCGGCTAATGCCGACGCTGCTCGAATAGCATCAGATCCGAAAATGGTGTTTAGTGTGGCAGCTTTTTGTTCGTCTGACAATCCTGACAATGCATTTTGTAGAATCCCTGAAATTTCCGCCATGCTCTTCATTGAACCATCAGTATTGAAAAATGCATTCTGTCCGGAAACCATTGACGCATTGACATTTTGCAATTGTTGATTGAGCAATGCAGATTTTTCAGTGTACTCTGCCGATGTAGGATCTAACGCAGCGATTTTATCCTGAAGTTTTTTGGCTTGTTTCTGGGCACTTTCCATCTCACCAGATGTCATGCCAGAAAACAAGCCGATTTGCCGCATGGCCTCAGCTGCATCTTCCGACGCAGGAATCATTCTCGACAACATTGTTTTTAGCGACGTACCAGCATCCGAACCGCTCGCAAACGAAGGGGAAATTGCCGCGATGGTAGTGTTGAGGTCGGTAAATGAAACACCTAACGTCGAGGCAACTCCACCCACGGCGGCCAACGCGTACTGATAATCCTCGATGCCAAATTTGCTGGCTACTGTCACGCCGGTAATTTGATTGACGGCTACGGCCATGTCCTGAGCCGAGATGCCAAACAACGCCATCGCATCCGATGCAATGGCAGCGCTGAGCGCCATGTCACCGCCAGTCGCATTGCTGAGCAGCACCACATTTTTGGCAGCGCCATCCATGATTTCCGACATGCTGATACCGGATTGTGCCAGTTGCATGATGGCATCGGCGGCTTCGGTCGAGTTGACCTTCAGCGTCGGATCCATGCCCAGGTCGCCGATGAGTTTTTTGAGAGGAGCGACCTCGTCGGATGCGACGCCCATGACCGCAGCGATGTCGGCGACGCCCTGTTCTAGATCGGCCGCCTTGCCGACGCCATCGGTGACGACAGCTGTCAGGCCGGCCAGCGATGCGCCCAGCGCAGCAACAGCACCGACCACACCTACCGAGATGGTTTTTTGCAGATTGGCAAACGACGATTCTATGCCGCCAGTTTTGGAGCCCAGACGCTCGAGCGAGTTGCCCACATTATCCAGTTTGGACGATGCATTGTCCTGCGCATTGATGAGTATTTCTACTGTGGACATCTAATTCTCCTGAAAAAAGCGGCGATAGTTTTGTGCTATCGCCGCTTTCTGTGTGACGCCTGACGTTTCCGTGCGGCTTTCCCCTCTATCTCCATTGCAGTCAGGATCTCGTTCAGCGCTGACCACGGTGTTCGGTCGATTTCCTCGACCGTCCATCCAAATTCCTTGGCGAGCCTGTATCGCAACAGAGCGGGTGGCATTCCACCTGCATTGCTCCAGATTGCGGCAGTTAGCCGCAACTTCAGTTTGGGTCGGTTTTGGTCACCGATTCCATGATTTGACTCATCGTCGTTTTCAGATGGCGAAACGGCAACTGGGTCAAATTGTCCAGATGGTCATCACCGTACTGGATACTGGTCACGACATTCTGCAGCAGCGCAATCATTTTGCCGAGCGCTGCATGTGGCTCGCTGCCAGATAACTGCGATTGCAAACCCATCAACTCGAGCATCATGCCGGTCGTGAATTTCTCGTCATCGACTTGGATAGAGATTGTTTTCTCAGTCATTGTTATGCCGTTGCCACGGTCGTCTTCAGGATGTCGGAACACTCAACAACCAGCTCGAACATGAGCGGATCGCCGGAATCGGCCTCGCTCGTCGGCGGCGTGCAGCTAACAATCGGGCACAGAACCGGTGCCGTTTTGGCAGTATCAGTTGTTGCATACTGCACCGACCCACCAGCTCCACCCGACGGAGACCAGCGCAGCGCCACAGTTTTGGTGCTCGCCGTCTTGAATCGATCCCACAATGCATCGAACGGCTGGCTATCCGTCTCGGTGTAGACGACCGAGACCGTCACGGTGAACGGTTCGGTTTTGTTGGCCCCCCGGACGATACCCGCGTCGCCATCCAACGTCATCTGAGAGCCAGTGATTTGTTCGCCGCCACTGACCTCGACACTGGCAGCGTAGCCGCTGATGTCCGTCCATGTCCCCGTTGTGCCTGATGCATTGAGACTGTACTCAATCTTCGCACCAGACCCGACAATTGCTCCCGTTGTTTGTGCCATTTTAGTTCTCTCCTGTAACAACTACTGTTTTAGCCGAGCGTTTCGACTGACTGGTTTCTACCGCTGCGGGCAGCGGCGCTTTGCGAACAACCTTGCCGAGGTCCAGCATCAATTTTGCCACAGCATCATCCAGCGTAATCTCGTCGCCGGGGCAATAGTAGTGCCCATGATGTGGATGATAGATGTTGTCCAGGCAGATGTAGGTTTCAATTCCTGCTGGTGTTTCCAAAACTCCTCCTCTCTGTTCTACAGTTTCGATTCGATGAAACGGATATTCTGATGTGGGCCACACGATGGACAATGGAGTCCTGGAAACGATGTGGCCAACGATAACAGCGCAATCGTGTTTCTGTACAAACCCAGCGTTGATACAATCTAGAGCGAAGTGCCAGTCGTTGGCACACGGATGGCCATTCACAATCCTGAATGGTATCGCCTCCAGCACGTGCCGTCGGATCAGAGTGCATCCAAACCCAACGCCACACGTCTCGATGATGTTGCCCCAGGCAGCCTGCACGGTTGGAGCGTCTTTGCTGTACGTGATTCCGCTGTTGTCGAACAGCCGCCAAAACGCCAACCATTGATGATTCTGACGACCACAATACAGCCCGTATGCGATGTCGGCGTCTACTTTGGCTAGCCGCTGAAGTGCATCCGCCGGCACGATGTTGTCATATTCGATTGTCAGCATCGCATCGTAATCACCGGCCAAGAAGAGATTGCGTCCGCTTTGGAATTTATCCAGGATGGATTGATTGCGATCAATGTCTCCGGTCTGCGTCTCGGTATTGTCGTAGTGCACCACCACATCGAATCCGGTGGTATCCAGATCCTCGATGGAGCGACGAGTTTCTTCGCACACGCCGAGCAATGGATGCAAAGGGCAGAGCAGGAAAATTTTCATGAGCTTCTCTTCCAGGCCGTGCCGATAATATCCATGTCATTTGCGATGCGGATATCGTAATCATGGAGCGAATTCGTCATGTCGAACAGGTACCGCATACCGTCTGGCATGATGCGCCAACAATCGACCGGATACCGATGCTCTGGAAATTTCCAGTGCGTGTGTATGGCCAGCAATCCACCAGGTTTCAGCACACGCACCAGTTCCGGCACCCAGCGCCAGATTGCGGTCACATGCTCCATCGTGCTGCCGCTGAGCACGACATCGAATGTGTCGTCATCGAAGGGGAACCCGAACGGATCCTGTGCAACTACATCCACGTTCGGTCCAGCAACAGTATCCAGTCCAGTGTAGTTCCACCCCCGCTGCTCGACCAGTGGACGAAACGTACCGTTGACATTGTAGCTGCCAACATCCAGCACATCCGCAGATGTGCGGCTGGTGCGTCGCAGCATTTCATCCATGAGAGCGTACGATTCCGCATGCATCAGGCTCTGTTGACCTCGACTACGGAAATCTCCAAAACGAACCCAGTGTATGCTTGGCTGTTGTAAACCAGATACCCCGCATTGCTAATAACCAAATCCGCTCCCGAGATAATCCCGGTATCTCGCACCTCGCCGACAACACGTACGCCATCCGCCAAATTGCGGTTGGTGATCAGCATGTCCAAAAACCTCTGTAGCAACGCCAGACTATTTTGGATACGCTGATTGCTGGTGTTTTGGCCGAGCGCTTCGATGTAGCATGCCATGTAGTAGGTTCGATCCATCCGCCGATGCACAGGAGACAGAGTGATTGCTCTGGTGGTTGCCGAGCCTGCGTACGTCAACACCGCAGGTAGCGATGCTGTGTCCAGCGCCACTGGATATTTGGTTGTTGGTGCAGTCACGATGCCAGTCACTCCGGCGGCTAATGTCTGCAGCTTGGCGATGGTATCGACCGTACCGGCTGTCATCGAAGTCTCCGATACGGTTCGAGCATTTTGGCCACATCGCGCGGCATACCCTGCGGAACCTCGATTACCCCAGCGCCTGGAATAGCTGTCACATCAAATGTCCCAGTATCTTTTTGCCGATACAGATATGCTGCCATGCGCACCGTCGCCTGCACGATATCCGATGGTGCAGTCACACTGTATGCCCAGCGACCAGCGATGCTGATTGCGTTTTCGGGGTCTGCATCGAATGTCCAGTACAGGCCCGAATTGAGTTTGAAGCGCAACCCATACCACGGCGTTTCGTTGCGCGGGTTGGTCACATACGCGCTGGCGGCAACCGTCGTGCCATCGCCGTTGGTCACTGTCGTGATCTGGCATAGATCCAGACCATATGGCGTCCAGTCCAGCACCATGTAGTGATCGGATGTGTCGAGCTGGGCGTCAAACAGTTTGGTCGTGTCTGACGCCGCCTCGAAGAGACGGTGGGTGTAATGTTCGATGGCAGCCTGGCCTCGCCCCAACAGCGACTCCAGCAATGGATCGTCGCTGTTGAGGTCTAGTCCCAGATACGCTCTCAGCTGAGCGACAGTTGCATACGCCATCAAATCATCGCCATGTAGACCAGATCGTCGCCTGCATTAGTGCAGATGCGATAGAACACATTGAGATTGTCGACCCGCAACCACTCGGTCTCCTGCCCTGCATCCAGCTCCCAGCCACTGGTCGTGTCGGTCGTGCCATTTGCTACAGTCACGCCAGCCCCGCCGATGTAGACATTGCCAGCATTGTCGGCCAGCGCTTTGAATTTGACCTGATAGCAGGTGATGTCCGGCATCTGCACAGCCGTGGCAGAACCTGCCAGCTCGCCGGTTTTGATGGTAGCAAATGTGCCGGGCTCCTCCCGAATCTGGCCGCTGGCCAGTCGCACCAACGGGACACCCATTATGCCACCTGGCGGCTGATTGCCTGGCCGATGATGTAGATTGCTCGAGCCGCACCAGTGTTGGCCTGCACGCCGATGTACGGTTTCAGGTCCGTCGCATCGGTCAGAGCCGTCGACGTGCTGACCAGCGTGCCGTTGATGTAGAATCGAGCGATGCGGCTCGAATCGATGGCAACCCGCAGACGATACACGGTGCTGGCAGCGACAGTGATCCCAGTATCGGTGGCTGTGTCCGTGCCACCGATGCTATGGATGGCCTGCCATTTGCCGGAGTTGGTTGCCGCTGCGTAGCGGAAGAACGCCTGGTCATTGTCTGTCGCCGTGACCGACGTATTCGTCAGTTTGAGCCCAGCCCAAATGGTCATCGATGTGATCGTGGCGGTGGTGCGCAGCGCACACTCCCAGATCGTGGACTGGTCAGTTCCCCACGTGACCTGCTCCCATGCCGACTGGTTGGCATCCAGGTGCGGAACGAGAATCATCTGGTCATTGTCGGCGCCGGCGGTCGTGAACGTAATTCCGCCTTCGGCGTAGAACGTCGACAGTGCCGACGTACCGTTGGTGCCAAGCACCTCAAAGTCGGGGTCGGCAATCATGCGAACCGACTCGGTGGCATTTTGGATATCGGCATTGATGCCTGGCTTCCCACGCTGCCCCGCCTGCCACGACAATTCGTAGCGGCTGGACAACCCATTGAGCCCGGTCACAGTGTAGTCGCCAGTCAGTTCCAGCGGCACACCGTCAAACTGGATTTTCGCTGTGCCGTTGCTGTGTTTCTGGCCAAACACCAGATTTCCAGCAGACCAGTTCGACTTCACATTAGCTACAGTCATTTCGTCTCCATCCTCTCAGGTTAATGGCGGTGGTTCCGCCAATGTATGCGCGTATGCATGGTATGTCGGTATGCACGAGTAACTTTTTCATATACGCGTGTATATAAAAAGTTGTTACTGCATACCGACATACGCTGCATACGTGCATACGGGTTAGTCCGTGATGGCCGCTGCCAACGGATAGCCGGGGTAGCGAGGCACGCCGATGAACGTGATATTGACGGTGTTGCTGGCATTGCCGCCACTGTCCCCCAGCGTCACGCAATCGAAACCAGCGCTGAGCGCATCCGGATCGATCTCGAAAACCACGACCTGGTTGGGTGCCAGGCCAGTGTCGATGGTGTACGTTTTGGCGGATGTCAACCGCAGCAACACGTCGCTGCTGGTGCCTGCATCCACATCGGCGTAGATATCGACATTGTTAGCAACCGTCTGAGCAGAGCCACCCGCAACGTTCGTGGCCTCCTGCACGGTGAGTACCAGATCGGTGTCGGAGCTGCCGGTATGAGTTACGACGATAGCGCCACGATGAAAATTTTTCATCGACACGACGTCGCACGCCACTGCGTTGGCCGCCCCCTGATACAACTGAACGATTTTATGGGTCTGAGAAACATGCATAATTTACCTCCTAGGCCCGGCTGGCCAGAGCAACAAACGGCGACTGGGTGGCGCTGCCTTTGAATGGCGTCAGAACATCGTGCCATGCCGGCTGACCATCGACACGGTACACAAACCGATACGCTGTCTCGTCCGTCAGAAACTGGACGTGGATGCTCGTCTCTGCCTGCAAGCCGCCTTTTTCGATCATGACGTACTGGCTCAGATCGGCCAGAATCACATCTCCAACGGTGCCGAGCGTAGCGCAATACTCAATCGGCACAATCGGGCGGCCCAGCAGCGTGCCGAATGGCGCACCGCTGATACCGTTGGCTGGCAGGTAGACTGGCATGCCGCCAGTACCGACCGGCATGTCGAGCGACAGCAGTTGCGGTTCGATGTCCTGATTGACAAACCAAACCGCGTTGGCGCGGGAGCGAGACCACATCCGAGACCACATCTTGAAAATGTTGGCCGTCACCAGTGTAGCCGCTGCCTGCCCAGTCTCCTTGGCGACAGTCACCAGTGCGTTACTGGCGAGCACACCGAGCGGCTGGCCAGCGCCAGTGCCATTGATGATGGAATCTTCGACGAGGAACGTGAGCTCCTCCGAAAAACCCTGCGTCATGATGTTGCCCAGCGCAGTTGTGTCAGCCAGAAGCTCGTCGGTTGCATAACCAACGCCGGCCACCTTCTTCAGCTGAAGCGACATTTGGCGGAACTTTGGCTTGCTGGACTGTTTGGTGCCAGCTTCGGCCAGCCAGTAGCCCTGGATTCCACCCCAACGTGAGCCGGTGGCACGGCTGGTCTCGTCGATGGAATTCATAACGAGCCCGTTGGAGTTGGGGCTAATCTGGATGCGACGGGTTCGATTCATCACCGAGCCCATCTCATTCATGAGACGCAGAATCTCTGCAGAGAAATCAGGCTGCAGCAGAAATCCGCCGTCGGACCCGGCACCCTCAGACAAACCGAGCGCCTTGGCACGCTTGGCCTGGGCATCCAGTCTGGCATCCGCACGGTTTGGCCGCATAACAGCCTCGGCGATGGCTAGGAGCTGTTCGCCGAGGCTCTTGAATGGCCAGTCGGCCAGCTTGTCAGTTTCGTCCTGAGTGACGACCAGCCGGGGCGCAGTTTTGCTGGCAGGTTCGCTCTCGATCTTGGTGCGGAACGCCTTGAGTGCGTCAATCTCCTCGCGCAGCGTCTTCATTTCATCGTAGTTCATTTTTTTGTCTTCCATTTCCGTTTCGACGTTTGCGCCCGACGCCATCATGTCCAGTTCGTGCAGCATCTGAGCGCGCTGTTTGTAACTCTGCGCTAGATCCAGATCTCCCTCCATGACGGCAGCCCGGGCCAGGTTGATACATTCCATCCATGTCATTGTGTATACTCCTGCTCCATCCGGTCCAACTCGGCCATTATTGCAGCTGCCGCAGATTTACGGTCTGCCTCTGGAGCCGCCTCTGCATCATTATTGCATGGCATGATCAACAGATTGTCGATGCCCAGCGATTTGACCGCCGCCACGACATTGTCGTCAATCATGCGCGGGTCCATCGGCTGGACCGTGAGCGTGTCTCGGCGCAGCGGCCAGGCGACAATCTCTCCATCGGCAGCTTTGACAACACCATCCGGGATAGCCTCTGTACTGCTACCAATCAGACCAGCCCGGATGAGCGCCTCCAAAAACTGAACGTATTTGTTGCGCCGGTTGAGTACGCGCTCGACGAAAAGTCCTTTCTCGTCGGCCACTGCCGTTTTCCAGTCTACCCGGCCCAGCACATCATCTGCTCCAGGCTCGCCGGCCGGGGCATAACCATGCTCCCAGTCCACGGCGATAATGTCCGCCTGAGTATATGGCGATTCAAAAATTGTTTTGGTGGTGAAAAACTCGCCGATTGACCCATCCGGATTCCGCCGATGGGACGCCAATCCTTCCAGATCACGACCGCCCCACAGCACCATGTAGTTGCCGATGCGCAGCTCGTCGTCGGTCATGCCCAGCGCTTTGACGGTGTTCTTCCCCTCCTCAATGTCGTACCAGTCATAACATGCCCAGAAACCTGGTGCCAGCGGATCCCGTTTTTCGCTGCAACTATGCCGGGCCAAGAAATTTTGCCGCCTCTCTGGGATGTCACGTTGCATGGGCAGGTTGGGATCGCCGTAGTGCACCAGATATTCACGGTCGTCACGCAGCACAGTGCGCATGTATTTTTTGTCGTCTCTGGTCGATGGCCGACGAGGCGACGCCTGCACCGTCACGCCATTGTACGTGTAGCGCCGAAGGGCTTTTTTGTCACTGCTGGTCATGGTTGGTTTCCCATCCTCTGGCAATCCGGTCCGTCGTTTGCGTCGAATGAGACGCTGACGCTCAGCCTCAGATAAATTTTCTGCCCGGCTTTTGGGCAGACATTTTGGGTATGTAGACAGGTAATCCTCCTCTGACATCCCTTCGGTTGGCCGGCCACATGGTTCATAGCCGCCATCTTCGGTCGGTCGGCTGATATCTACCCACTGCTCGGCAAACCATTCCGTCAAATTTTTATAGCTGGCCTCGGCGGCATCGTCCCCATCAATCAGTTCGATCAGCGTTTCTGCGTCCACCGACTTGCCGCTGGTGTACCCAGTCTCATTCTCGCCGTAGCGCTCCCGCACCAGCCGGCCATACTCCTGCACCAGCCAGCCGTTGGCATATGCCGACGGATACACCCGGTATTTGCGACGAGCCGACTCCCGAGCCCGCTCCCACAATTTTGGGTACTGGACATCCGGCGGTGTATCGGCTTTATCCGCTTCGCTGGCATACAGCGCTGCAACCTGGGCCTCAGCATCAGCCCGTGTTTCGTGGCAGCCGGCCATTGAGCCATCGTCCGTTTTGATGACAGCGTAGCCGGCGCAATCAGATGTGTTGGATTCGATGTGCCAGGGCATTAGTCCTCCAGTGCACGAGCGATAGCGTCGTCAAATTGTTTGATGATTCTGCTGCGGTTCTGCTCGACGACCTGCTCGTCGGTCTGCCAGCGCCGTCGATTGTATGGCCGCTGGAATTTCGACGACTGCACGAACGGAACATATACCACATTGTTGCCAACCCGACCGACCAGTTTACCGCTCTGATTATTGACGCTGGTTGTCCAGGCTCGACCCAAAGTGCCGGTCCGTCTGTATGTTGAGCCGGGTCGCTGAGTCGGATATTTGGCCAGAGCCGCCTGCAATATCATGACGCTGCGCTGCATGGGCGGTCGCAAAATGTCATTGATTTGCATTCTCGAAAATTTTCGTTTGAGTTTTTCAATGCCTCGAATCTCTATGGATGCCATTATCCCTCCACCACAGGCACAATCCAGCAGCGACATCGTGGGTGAGCCGGAGGAATTGCAAAGTTGACGCGGAACTGGGTGCGGATATCATCGTCCAGCGCCGCATCAAATTTGTCGTCAATCCCCACGATTTGTCCGTTGAGCGAGCCGCAAATAGGGCACATCAATTCATCGGCCGCCGCCCGCCACTCCATGTATCGGATGCCAGCCTCCCGATAAATACGCTGATTCGCCTCGGCATACGCGCGGGTTACCTCGGTTGATGCAATCAGTTGAGCGCGCTGTGTACCAAATATCGGTGCCAGATCCTCGATGAGCATAGACAATGGCTCACCATTCTGTACCCATTGCGCAATCGCAGAGCGAGTACGTGCCAGCGTTGTTTCATCGATGCCCCCAATTAGCGTACCGACATGGTTCTGTGCCCAGGCTCGAGCATCCTCGTTGACCAGCGTCCAGTCCAGCCCGAGCCCGATTGACTCCAACTGCTCCACGGCCACAAACACACCGAGGTCAACGCTCTCCAGCAAGGCACGACGCAACCGGTCATAAAGTGCAGTTTCCTCCTGGATTTCTGCGACCTGCGCTTCCAACTCCGCCTCGACATTGCCGATGAACTCCTCAGCCGACATGCGACGAGCAGCATCCAAAATCGCACGCTGTTGTTTGGTAAGCGCCGTCTGGATATCGTTTGCCGCCTGCCGCTCCAGGCGATCTCGTTTGCGAGGTTCAGGCACGTCGAGCGGTCGCAGCTCGACGTCTTCATCCGGCTCGTCTGGTTCCGTCGTCAGTCCGATGGCTTTGTCACGGGTACTGCTCTGTGATGTCTGCCAGGTTTCCCCGGCTGACGTAAAAAAACCGTTGCCATCGGCAGCCTCCAGCAACGCAGTTTTATCTGCCAGCGTCAGGATGTCGCTGGAAAACTGTTCGGGATCTGGATGTTTTCGCTTTTTGGCCCAGCGAAGAAACCGACGTGTCTCGGCGGTTTTTGCCATGTCGGGTTCTGGTTCTGGCGCCGGCTCTGGTGGTGGTGGTGGTGGTGGAGCTGTTACCGCAGCAGGATCCAGATCCGTGTACTCGATACCATATGGCAACGACACGCCCAGAATCTCAGCAGCGACGGATAGTTTGACGCCGGCCTGCACATAATTGAGCAGACTATTTGAGCGACGCTCTTCATCCGCCTGATAAATCGACATTTCCTCCGGTCGCAATTCCATGCGATATCCGGATGGACCCAGCAGCGATTCGTTGACGATCTCGACGATATGGCTCAGCGATGGGATGATGGTCATGTCGTAGAACGACAGTGCGTCCTGCTGGGCTGTAGCATAGTTGGCCGCATTTGACATCACAATTGAGTGCGGCACGCCCAGTGCAGTTGCAATATCCTGCCTGCGCTCTTCGGACAAATCCGCCGTCGCCAAATTCTCCATGCCCTCGCCGACCACGACCGGTGTCACGCCAGCTCGCACGGCAGCGGTCTCCCATGCTGATTTGGAGCCAGAAAAAAACCGCTTCCACCACGCCTCCAACCGCTCCATCTCAGCCGGCATGGGATTGCCATCGACCGTCAACAAAGTCGCTTTGATAGCGCCACGCTCGAAAAAATTGCTGGCAAACTGGTCGATATTGTACAGCACTCCTGCAGACGACATCGCCGCCTGAGCCGGTGGACGTCCAGGTATCGTCTCGTGCAGCGGGTTGGGCAGCGGGAAATACACGTAATCGGTCGGCTCAAATGACTGTGCCCTCCCTCGATCCAGGATCCGTTTGAATCCGGTCAGGCCAGTCTGTTCGCTGAACTGGGGCACGACACTGTTTGGCGCATGCCAGCGTAGCGACAAAATTTTAGCTCGGTTGCGCTCGATGAACCAGAACGCTTCGGGAGCCAAGCACAGAGCCGCTTCGGTCAGGCTGAGCAACCGTTTGAAATTTTGCAGGTAGGCCAGCGCCGGCGGTGGGGACGGAACCATTGACAACCAGACCTCGTTTTCACCCTGCATGATTGCCCAGGGCACACGAGTGATTGCCGTCGCCCGGATATTGACGCATCGGTACAGATAAGCAACCGCCTGATAATAGTTGCCAGCCGCAGTTGTCGCCTGCCGGCTGTCCGCCATCTGCGCTGCACTCGGGGCCAGCTGCGTCCAGGCCTGCTCTGGGTACTGGTCCAGGAAAAATGTCGATTTTCCGTTCGTCATTACATGGCGCTGTTGAGCCATACTACCTCCCACCGAACAACATTAGTTTGCCGCCGCGACTGAGCCCATGCCATGCCAGAGCGAGCGACATTACGCAGTCGTCGTGTAGGCCATCCGGAGCAGAATATTTGAGTAGGCCACTGGGCAGCCTCTGCATCTCATATGCCTGCAACTCATTGATAAGCACAGGGTCATTGATGATTCGTATCTCGCTACGTTCGAACGCCAAGCTGAGCGCGTCAATTGCCTGGGCTTTGGTGGCGTTGGTCGTCGTAAATGGCTGGACTGGCAAATTGAGTCTTGCCAACTGCTCGATTAGTGGCTCGCCGATACTGTTGCGCTCCACCACAATATTGTACGGGTTGAATCGTGCCGCCAGCGCCTGCAATCGACCGACCTGCACCGAGTAGTCAATCTGATTGAACCGGTCCACAAAGCATGCTTCGTTTGTGGTGGCATCCAGAACCGTGAGCACGGTGAAGTCACTTGTCTTCCCCCAGTCCACACCCATCACGTAATCGTGCCCGGGCTGTGCGGAATCCTGCTGAGCCGCAGTCACGGCATCCAGCACACGGCGGAAGACGCCACCGGCGTCGTCCAGAAACTCAGCCATGAACTCCTGACGAAACACACGCTCAGGCAATCCGTCGCGGGCAGCGTCAATTTCACTGGCCTGGATGTGCGGGTTGTCGTAGCTGGTGAACCGCCACGACTTCCATTCGGCGCTTTCGGTCTGTTGCCACAGACGCCAAAACCAGTTCCTCCCCTTCGGTGTGCTGATGAAAAGCGCCCGCCCTTTTCGGTCGGCCAGCGCCGGTCGAAGTGCTTCGGTCCAGGCGTCCTCTTTCACAAACGCGCACTCGTCCAGCACGACAAAATCTAGACCGTCGCCACGCAGCGAGTCCGGATGGTCGGCGCTGCGCACCTGCACCGTTCCGCCGCCCGGCATGGTAATCAGGCGATCCATCTCCCGGATAGCGACGCCTGGAATCTGTATGGCCAGCTTTTTGAGCATCCTCCATCCGATGGCCGCCATCGGATACGACGGCGCTACCCACCATGCCCGTTTGCCACGAATCGCCGAGGAAATGCACATCGTGGCACCGAGCCGTGATTTGCCAAACCGCCTCCCGCATGCCATGACCTGGAATCGAGCAGGGTGCTCCCACACCTGCATCTGACCCGCATGCAATTTAGGTAGGACCAGTGTTACTGTCGGCATTGTCGTCCAGCGTCAAACGGATCACTAGTTCGCCGCCATCTGCACCAGTCAACTCCAGATTCCGCCTCCCCCATCGTTTGGGATTCGACCGCTCCAGAAACCACGCGTCTGCCTGCCACTGGCCATCGCCGCCAGCTTGACGGATACGCGCAACACTTTGAACTTCGGCTGAGGCTCGTGCTCTTTTGACCTCCTGATAAAATTCTGGGTAGCCCGCAGCCTGGTCGGATGGAGCATTACGCTCGCCACGATGCAACCACCCATAAAATGTGTGTTCGGTGATCCCAACAAAGTCACACGTGACGGAAACATGATTGCCAGCAGATAGCGTGGCGATTATTTTTTTTTGCAGTTCTGGCGTCAATTTGGTGGGTCTACCACGTGGCCGATTCATGGTTTTGCTCCATTTGGAAAACAATTAGTTGTGTGCTACAATGTAATACAGTATCGATTGATACATTTTTCATGTAAATCCAAGGAGGTTTTGATGTACACTATCAATTCTAACGGATGGAGCGTCGCTGGGTGCTCTCACATCTACGCGCCGAGGGGGCAAGCTGGTGAATACGCCAAACTCGCCACGAATCCCTACCGAGGATGTGGGCACGCATGTGCCTACTGTTACGTACCCAAAGTGCTCAGGATGGAGCGGCCTGAATTTGATGCGGCGGCAACCCCTCGCCCCGGATTCCTCGAAGGGCTGCGCAAAGACGCAGCCAAGTACAAATCGGCTGGAATCACCGAGCAGGTGATGCTCAGTTTTACAACCGACCCGTTCAATCCACACGACATGTCTCTGACGGGGCCCACCATTGAAACTCTCCAGGCTCACGGACTGGGCGTCTGCACGCTGACGAAAGGCGGCAGCCGGGCGCTGCCGTTTCTCGGCATGTTCCGCCCAAGCCAAGACGCGTTTGCATCCACGCTCACCAGCTTGGACGACGGCTTCAGCCGAAAGTGGGAACGAGGAGCTCAGCTCCCTGGCGACCGCATCGCCACGCTGAAAGCGTTTCATGACGCTGGTATATTCACGTGGGTAAGTCTCGAGCCCACGTTGGACACGGCGTCCAGCCTGTCCATCATCGAGCACACCCACCAGTTTGTCGACCTGTACAAAATAGGTCGAGCAAACTATTTGCCCATGACCAAAACGACGGACTGGCAGGATTACACCCTGCGCATTCTCGACCTGGTCGAAAGACTGGGCGTGCGGCACTACATCAAAGAAGATTTGCAAAAGTATCTCCCCCCGGGGTACCATAACCCGAGATACATTGAGCAGCATCATTGATTTTTCTTCAGCAGCGCTGCGTAGTGAGTCATCGCTTGTAGCCTGCCGCAATAGTAGCCTGCCCATTTTGCCACCGTAAAACCTACGGTGGCAACTTTTTTTTCTAACATCCAGCGACACACATCCAGATAATTTCGATGCATCGCTGTTGCTCCCCAGTTTGAGACCGCTTCGCTCAGGCATGCGATGTCCCATCCGCCGTTAACTCCTACTCTCTGACGCAAACCGTCATTGACTGCTAGCCCCCAACGGTCGGGGAGTTTGTTGCTGTAACCGGACAAAAGCGCATCGATTACAGGCCACGGTGCACCATATGGATCAACATCAACCACATTGATGGCCAAATGACTCCCAACACCGACCTGCAACGCATCTACACAATCGCATTCATACACAGCCCAGGTTTTGCGCTGGCGAGCCAAAAACTCAGCTTTTTTTGCGTCTTTTTCAAACACAACTCCGTCAAAGACACCTCGATAACAATGGTCGTAAATATGGCCAAAACCGCCATGCGTCTCCAAAACGACCGGATTATCGATTTCACGCAATAGGTTTTGGCGAAGCGCCATCTTCTGACGAAACGTCGTGTTATCTTTTTTCATCGGTGGGTTTATTTTCCAGATAGAATTGACAGATATCCATAATCGCAACCCCACGCTCTCGTTGTCCGGTCGCTAAAATTGCGGATTCTAACGTCGAAACAGACGACATGGAAATCACCACCCGGATTTGCTTCTCCGTTTTTTTGCCTACTACATAATTTGTTTTGGATCCAGACGTTTCTTCCAGTGTGCTCTGGTCCAGTTCCTCCAGCAACCTCTCGAGTTCCGCTTCGTTGTAGCCAATCGCCTGCAACAATTCGTCATCGGTAATCATGCTCTCTTCGAGAATTGCTGCCAAAGCCGCCTGATCGGGATCGGACAACCGGCTGAGCTCATTATCAGCAGCCACATAGGCCAGCGCTAGATGTTCCGGATAATCTTCGGGCAACACATCGGCGGCAATATCTCGCCAGCCTAGTGACCTGGCAGCCTCTACCACACCATGTCCCGCCAAGATCGTGTTTTTCCAGACCACAATCGACCGGACTTGCCCGAACTTTTTTAGGCTTAGCGCGATTCGAGCGACCTGGTGTTCGGAGTGTCGGTTGTAATTGCGGTGATGCGGTTTGATTTTGTCCAGCTTTACCCGCTGGTTCTCAGGTTTCATCTCATTCATCGGTATCTCCAGCATATTTTCTCAGCGCAGCGTCGGACCGAGTGACCGCATACTCTAGCATGTCGGTAGTCCGAGCGATAATCCGCTGTTTTGTTTTCGACGCCCACAGTGCCTCGTCTTCCCAGGCTGTGCTGCGAGGAGCGACCACCGACGCAGCATGATGACAGTATGCCTCATACTCGTCGATTGCCAGATCCAGTCTGCGATAAAGCTCGGCCAGCTTGGCCACAGACCATATCATGGCCATTTGAGCATGCCCAGGCCAGATGCCAGAAAAACACCTGCCAGAATAAACAGGCCGATGATGATGCCAGCGAGCATCATGTCGATGGGATTGCCTGTTGCCAGTACGGCAACAAACGAGCCCAGAAGGGTGTAGCCGATGGTCCACTGGACAATCGACGACCGCTGGCTGGTGATGCGTTTGACATCTGTCTCCAGCCGTTCGACGCGCTGGCTGAGCCCACGATAGCCGAGGTCTGGATCTCCGCCTACAATTGTCTCCAGTTTTTTGACGGCTTCGTCCAGCCGTCCCACCGTGTCCAGCAGCATTTCGTCGCGTGTCACCTGACATCCCTCCGGATAGTGATTGTCCCCTGCTGCAGAGTGGCAACGTAGCCCGAGGTCAGTGTTGCCTCGAGGTCATACAGCCAGACGCCTAGCCCCAGGCTGATGGTTTGTGCAGATGTCACTTCGACCCGGCACGATGCCGCACCGGTTACCGTGCCTGAGATAGCGACCACACTCGCCGCCTGCACGCGCAGCGACACGGTTCCGCCGGTCAGCGTCGGCCAGTTGGTGCCGACAAATGTCAACGCTCGGCCGTCGCCGGTGCGATAGTCGTCGCCGTAGACGAGCGTGATTGCTCCATCCTCGGTGACCGGCGACGTCACGGTAACCTGCGCAGTGCCGATTCGTCCCAGCGCCACGCCTACCGAGCCGGACGTGTATGCCGCTGGGACCGCCGCCGCCAACAAATTGTCCGTGATTCTGGCCGCTGGACCCGGCTGAAGAACCCCCGGCACCTCATGCTGATCGACACTACTGCCAGTGCCAGAAAACACGACGACATATTCGTACAGAACCGGGTCTGCATCCGTGAGCCGGTAATAGTAGATGCCGTTGCGCGCTTCGGTCGCGGCGGCGCCGGTCGCTAACGCTGTACGTGCGCCCGACGACAGCGTGATGCGGTCGACGTTGACCGTAGACGTCAAACCGGTCACGCCATATTTGGCGTGCGTGAACTGGGCAGTGTAGATCAGCGTCGCCATATTATCGTTGCGAGAGTTTCAGCCAGTACACGGCTGATTCAACCGTCGCTTCGAGCTGGTCGAGGTCGACGGTGGGGAACCGTTCGCGCAACTGCTCCATCACGTAATTGAACCGCTCGGTTTTTGGCAGCCGGCCGGTGAGCCACAACTGCTCTGCGGCAGCTACCAGAATTTCCGCCGTCTCCGCCGCCTCGATGATGGTGGCAGATACATCCTGGATATTCTGCGGGCGATCCAGCCAGAACTTCCATGTGGCCAACGCAATCGCCAAGAGAAGTGTGCCGACAATAATCGCGTCCATGCCTGCAAATCCGTCTAACATTCAGACCTCCCGTCTGACCAACAAAAAAGGTGCACTACATGGATTGTAGTGCACCCTCGTCTACAGACTGTCGATCAGTCCATCATGACCCATCCATCGGATGTCTGTCCGATGGGAGCAACCCGGCTGATTTTGGTCATCATCATCCAGGCACCACCGGTTGTCATTTGGGCCAACCTGGCAATCTCGGCTGTAGTGTATACACGCCCTCGATGGCATGCCAGCTCCATCACGACGATGGCTACACGCTCAGTTGTGATGGAGTCCCGATGGTGCCGGATTCGTTTTTTCATTGCTCATTCCGGATGGCGCTGCGGGGCCGGTTGTCGAAGTGGAGCCCTTCACGCCGCATTCGTTCGTGCTCGGCGTAGCAGTTTTCGCACAGTATCAGTGTATCATTTTTTAGCCTCTGCGTCGGATCGACGAGGCTGTTGAGTGCACCGAGCTGAATTTTGACAACATGCGTAGCCGGAACAGGTTTCTGGCGCGTGCCGCACTCGCACCAGCCCAGCCACGGGTCAACTGTTTTCCACACGCGTTCCGGGCGCGGCTTGTTGTACGAACGTTTGTACGAAAAACACCGGTAGCACAAACCGGATGATACGCGTTCGCCGACCGGCGCTTCACAGTTGGTGCACGTTTGGCGGAACAAATATTTGGGGCGGGATTTTTGGCGACGCCGCTGGTACGCGTAGCACGCCTGGCACAGGCCAGATTTTTTGACGTAGACTGGTGCCTCATGACATCGACGGCAAGCCTGGAATGTGCGGCTCTTGAATTTTTCATGGCTGGCCACAGATATGCGTAGGCCATGCAATTCGTGCCGCACGTCCGCATCGACCGGGCGAGGAACACCATACCGGTGGGTGTACATGTAGCATGCGCCGCATAGATTTTTCGCCAGGTGGTTTGTAGATGCCCCACAATTGCCGCAGCTTTTCGGGGGAAATTCTGCGTCATAGCACGAAGTGCAGAGCCCATGCGCCCTAATCCATTTGACCTGGCCACATTGAACGCAGGGGCCAGATTTGTCCCGCCGGCTGCAATACTCACATACCCCCGATGTAGTGACGCGGGCTTTTTCTTTATTGCATTTTGTGCACACTCCTCGCTTTTTCGCTGCATCATAGCACGAAGTGCAGAGCCCTCGTGCCCGAATCCATTTGACCTGGCCACATTGCACGCATGCCCCAGTTTTTTCCCGGCGTCTGCAATACTCGCATACTCCCGATGTAGTGATGCGGGTCTGCAGCCTTTCACATTTCGTGCACACTCGTGGCTGTTGCGTCGTCACCGGTTACGCACCCCGTGCCGCTCCAGCGCAGCGACGACAACCGCAGCGACCTGCACCAGCTCCAGTATCGCGTGCTGGGGCGAATTGTGGATGATGTCGTACCGCACCTCGGCCAGTTCCGCCTCGGCGATCACGACATAGTCGCCGATACCGAGCCCGCGCTCTTCGGGCGTCCCATATTTTTTGTCCTGATACTCGCGCTCCAGGCGGATGGCGTCGAAGACCGTCTGCATGTCAGTCATGATACATCCCCAGTTCGCTCAGCATGTCTCGGATTGCCAGCGCCACATTGCGGATTTCCCACTGTGCGTCGCTGGCGCAGCGCTGGCGCAGCATGCCACGCCATGCAGCAATTGAGCCGGACACCATGATTGTCGTGCTGGTTGCGTTGGGCAGCAGGTAGCGTGCATCTTCCTTGCGGATGCCGATCTCACGCAGTTTCTCGTATCCGGCTTCAATTTCCATCCATACCCGGTTCAGAACCTGGATGGCTCGAGCATCCTCGGCGATGGATGGCGGCATGATGGGATACCAGCCACCCTTCTCCAGGCTGACATATCGCTGCGACTCCTGGCTGAATGATAGCAAACGGTGCCTGACCAGCTGGTGCGTGAGAGCCCGGCTCACATTCTGCAGAAGAAATGTGGCCGCCTGATGCATCTCCATGTCGTATCCGACCTGGATGTTCGGCCGATGGCATGCGACCAGATTGACCATCGCGCCGTTGGCTCCATCGCCGACAACACGCTGCTGAACGTTGACTGTCGGCGTCGGTGTATCCGTCACGGCTGAATATGCATTGCCACGAATCAGGCCAGGCAGATACTGGTACACCACATCTCGAGCGACCAGGTTATGCTGGGCCATTTCCATCCAAACCCGCATGTTCGCCGACACGTAGCACCACTGGCCGCCATCGGCGCGGCTCACCCAAACGTACCGGTTCTCTTCCATCCAGTTGACTGCGGCATCCTCGTCAGTCAGAGACGCCGTGATCCAGACATGTTCGAAGATGTCCTGGTGTCCTTCGGCCATACGGGCATTTAGGAAACCCGCCGAGTGACCAAATTTGGAGGTGCTTCGGTAGCAGATGCGTCCTGCCAACTCGGCGATGGCCTGTTGTTGTGTCACATAGACAGGTGTTGACAACAGGCAGACAGCGTCGCCGCCCACCATCTGATTGACACTGGACGCAAACGTAGCTGCGATCATTTTACCCCCATGTATTTTTTGATTGTTTGGATGGCCTCGTCGGCCCCGTTGCACACGACCGCCTGCCATCCCTGCTGAGTCAGCCGGCTCAACCACATCCGCTGCTCCACCGATACCCTGCCACCGATGGAGCGTTTCAACTCGATGGCCAGCCCGTTGTGTCCTGCCTTAGCCACTGGCAGTAGGATGTCCGGCACGCCAGCCCGGACGCCCATCCGTTTCATGTGGGCGCCAACATGCGGGTTACGGTGGCCGCCGTTGGGCACGTGAAACGCCAGAGACAGCTCTGGGTACTGGTTGCTGTGGATGTCAATCCAGGCGAACAGCGTGACCTGCTCATGATCCTCGGGCGGTGCGATGGTGTCTTTCATCGGCCGTCGCCCTGCAACTCATTGATCAGTTGGTGTACCAGTACCTCCATGTGGCGCACCCGCTCCAGCAGCTCGGCCAGCTGCCGCCGGTTTTCTTCCTGCTCGGTGGCCAGCCGTCGCTCGGCGGCCTGCTGGTTGGCATGCTCCAGCGCCTTCTGCTGAGCCAAAGCAATTGTTGTGGCACTCATTTTCTCCTCCTTCTTTGAACGAAAAATTATGTTGACGAAGTCAATTTCGTCAACATAAGTCATTGTCGTCGTTTCTTCTGCTCAGCGCGCTGCCAGGCTGCCGAGTGCTGGGCGGCAAACCGGCTGAATGCCAACATTTTGTCCACGTCGTCGGACGCCATCGGCGTCACGAGAATGGTGTCCGGTTGGGTGTGTTTGGGGGCGGTGGTGTTTTTGGCGTGGTAGTGCCTGGCCGCCGGCGTCCGCGTGTCAACGCCGTCCAGGGCAACCAGCACGTCGTAGTCGACGCTGGCATCCGGCAAAGCGAACACGACAATGTCGTACGCTGCCAGCGCCACGCGCCACCAGAATCCGGTCTCGTCACGCACGCCTCGTCGCATGTTGGCTGGCAGGTCGAGCATGATGTCCCGGTGTTTGTACGCAGCGCGCACGCACATGGCGCGCCGGTCGGCGGTGAGTGTGATCAGTGTGCTCATGGGCGCTGCCTGAGCGAGTCCTGCCAGTCGGCGGCGGCTTCGGGGTAAACACCGGCATGCTCGGAACTCCGATAAATGTTCCCGGGAAATTCTTGCCGCCACATACCATCGTTCGTTTTGGCGTGGGGCTTTGTCTCGTACCACCATGCTTCGCCGTCGTCATCAATGGCGAACCACTCTGCCCACGAAGGGGATTGATTCCAGTCAGGCTCTGTCATGCTCTTCTCCTCCTACTGGCCGCTGCCTGAGCGAGTGCTCCCAGTCGTCTACAGCGTCGGGGTAATTACCGGCATATTCACAGCTCCAATAGATGTTTGGTTCTGGATGAAACTCGTGTCGCCATACACCGTATTTTGTTTTAATATATGGCTTTGTTTCATACCACCATGCTTCGCCGTCATCATCGACGGCGAACCACTCTGCCCATTTGGGGGCGAGTAACCAGTCAGGCTCTGTCATGCTCTCCTCCTTCTGTTGGTCGCTGCCTGAGCGAGTGCTCCCAGTCGTCACAATAGCGTAGTCCAGCAAATTCGTATTCGCACGAAAATTTTTCTTCCCAGAATTTTGGTACCCAGCAGCCAAACCACTGGCTGAGTTCCGGCTCTGTTTCATACCACCAAGCTCGCCCGTCGACGTTGATGGCAAACCACATCGCCCACGAAGGGGCTGTTGACCAGTCAGGCTCTGTCATGCTCTCCTCCTCCTACTGGCCGCTGCCTGAGCGAGTGCTCCCAGTCGTCTGCAGCGTCAGGGTATATGCCAGCTGGCTGCGTGTCGTACCAGTCGCTGGACATGTCCACCTGCCAGCAACCGATCATTTTGTTGGCCACTGGCTGGGTGTCCCACCAGCAACCGTATCCGTCGTCGTCGATGGTGAACCACTGTGCCCACGAAGGGGCTGTCGTCCAGTCAGGTTCTGTCATGTTCTCCTCCTTCTGTTGGACGCTGACAAAGTGAGTTCTGCCAGTCGGTGGCAGATTCGGGGTAGACGCCGGCTGGCTGAGCGTAATACCATTCTCTGGTATCTGGCCCGAGCCATCGGCCACTTTTTTTTCTGGGTTTCGGTTTTGTTTTCCACCACCAACCTCCACCGTCATCGTCGACGGTGAACCACCGCGCCCACCAGGGCGCTGTCGTCCAGTCAGGTTGCATGCGTTACTCCTGCAAACAAATACAATTGTTCCGCAGCGCCCAACTCTGGCCGCTGCCTGAGAGCCCGCCGCCAGTCATCGCCCGCGGGGTATCTGCCGGCGTGATACCGCATGTAATTCTCGTCGGTGATTCTCCAGCAGCCTGTTTTTTGGTTGGCCACTGGCTTGGCATCCCACCACCACGCCGAGCCGCTTCGGTTGACGGCAAGCCATTGCGCCCACGAAGGGGCTTCCGTCCAGTCAGGTTCCATTTATTCTCCTGTTGGCCGCTGCCTGAGTGACTGCTCCCAGTCGTCACAATAGAGTAGTCCAACAAATTCATATTCGCACGAAAATTTTTCTTCCCAGAGTTTTGGTACCCAGCAGCCAAACCACTGGCTGAGTTTCGGCTCTGTTCCATACCACCAAGCTCGCCCGTCGACGTTGATGGCAAACCACATCGCCCACGAAGGGGCTATTGACCAGTCAGGCTCTGTCACGTTCTTCTCCTTCTGTCGGCCGCTGGTGAAGTGATTTTTTCCAGTTGACAGTTGTGTCACTAGCGCGACATACCATCCCACGCGAGGAATCCCATACCGACGTAGGCTCGACTTCATACCACCAACCTTCGCCGTCGCCGTCGACAGCGAACCATTGTGCCCATGAAGGGACTCTGGCTGCCGAGGCTAGATATTCGCCGGCGTGAGATATCATCCCACGCCAAGAAGTCCACTTCGGCGTTGGCTCGATTTCATACCACCAAGCCCGGCCAGCGCCGTCGATGGCAAACCACTGTGCCCACGAAGGCGCTTTCTTCCAGTCAGGTTCTGTCATGCGTTCCTCCTTCTGCTGTCGTTGAACTTCCCTGGCCTGGCCTCGCCGCGCCCAGCCACGCCGCGCCGCGCCCAGCCCTGGGCAATCGTGATGGGGCGGCTCGAACGCCCCTGCTGCCGATATCACGAATACTTCCCTCGCCATGCCTTGCCTTGCCCGGCCGCGCCATGCCCCGCCATGCCCCGCCATGCCCCGCCTAGCCGCGCCCCGCCGAGCCCGGCCGCGCCGTGGGCAATCGTGATGGGACGGCTCGAACGCCCCTGCTTGCCGATGTCACGAACACTTCCCTCGCCATGCCTTGCCAGGCCGTGCCGCGCCGCGCCAGGCCACGCCTAGCCCTGCCTCGCCCAGCCTAGCCCTGCCGCGCCTAGCCCTGCCGCACCGTGGGCAATCGTGACGGGGCGGCTCGAACGCCCCTGCTGCCGATATCACGAATACTTCCCTCGCCTCGCCTTGCCTTGCCATGCCACGCCTAGCCGAGCCGCGCCGAGCCCAGCCGTGCCTCGCCGCGCCCCGCCGCGCCCAGCCCTGCCGGGCCTAGCCTCGCCCGGCCTAGCCGTGGGCAATCGTGACGGGGCGGCTCGAACGCCCCTGCTTGCCGATGTCACGAATACTTCCCTCGCCACGCCTTGCCTTGCCTTGCCACGCCACGCCACGCCTTGCCGAGCCCCGCCAGGCCCTGCCACGCCTAGCCGCGCCGGGCCGCGCCGGGCCGCGCCGTGTTATGCAATATCCCACTGAGACAATTGATATCTGCCAAATATGGGCCGGAATGTGCCCAAACCCAGAGTACCTCCCATATCAAACGCCTGACGCAGATTCTCAATCGTGCAAAATTTGTTTTCCACATAGCCGACATCAAACGTCAGAGACCAAGGCAGCTCCAACACTGGCCGCTCCTTGGGATTTGGAATGCCGTTTTTCACGCGAGCGACTGCCTTGTGAATATGGAGCTGCTCATTCCATCCGGTGAAGACAATTCTTCCGTTGTCATCACAGAGAGGAATATTGATAGCATTGATAGTGGAATAACTGCTGATACCCAAAGCAACGGTTTTACCGTTCTTCCCGAAGAACTGACGGCACACTGATTTCGTATTCTCTGCGGCCAGTAAGGATAGGATATTGATGGCTGGAATTACCAGCCCCATATCTGGAGTCAGGTACATTTTCTCTGCTGTTGGGAGCTGGGTATTGTTGTCCCCAGCATACCTGTCGAACATCAAAGGGCGAAGCCCCTCCAACCGAACTGAAATCGTCTTCTGTTTTTGCATACTCATGAATCTCCTTTGAAATTATTTTTTCTGGAATATCAAACCACTCTGTGCCGCCATCGGTTTTGTATTGCCAAAACCGTCGATGAAAATCAGTCTCTACATCTGTACCTCCTTCAATGGTTGTTACAACAATAAGGCGACGAGCATTACCTGTCTGCAGCTCCTGCAAACGGACATTGACGTCACTGTTGGCAGTGTATCCGATTTTGTATTCATCTGAGCCTTCCCGCCGAATAATGTAGACCATTCGCATCATCCTGATTCCCGTATTGTTTTGCAGACAGCTTTTATACTACTACATCAAAATATTTACGTCAAATTCGCAAACACGTGCTCACGAATGTGCAGAATGTCCTTGGAAGACGGACAAATTACGTATGCAGGGTGGCGCTGCACCGGTATGCAGCCGGTATGCATACGCAAAACAGTATGCTGCTGCACACCATATGCTGAATTCAGTATACAGCGACACGCCATATGCTATTCTGGCTGAGCGCGTATGCCGGTATGCAGCGTATGTCGGTATGCAGCAGTAACTTTTTCATATACGCGTGTATACGAAAAGTTAGTACTGCATACCGACATACCGCGCATACATTGTAGTTTGCCCCCGGCTATCTACTGTTTTGCGTATACAGGTGGCAGGTAGCTACTGTTGGTGTGCATACGGTATGCATACCGAGGTGCATACGGGTGTGGCTGGGCGGCTTTTACGGGCTGTGAAAATCCCAAAAAAAAGGGGCTGAGCCGTCGGCTGCTCAGCCCCACCACCAAGTTCGTCGCACCTGGGCGGTGCACCACCATGACGCGTATCGGGAGGTCGTGGCGTCATGTTCGCCCCTGGGTGGGGCTTGTCTGTCTACACTGGTAGCATATCACGTCGGCCGTGTTGTCGCAACCGTCGCCGTTGCTTTTTGACACTGTATGACACTGTGATACAATGTGTGCATGTAGTTTGTCTTCAGCCCGCGGGATAGGAGGTCCCATGTCGCAAAAATCAGAAACCATGTCACTCCGGCTTCGGCCGGAGGAAAAAGAGCAACTGGAAGAGCTGGCCCGTCGCGCTGACCGCTCAGCCGGCTGGGTGCTGCGTGAGCTTGTCCGGGCGGCCAGCGAGAGCCGTCGGGTAGAGGTCACCGCAGCTGGGGTCGTTGTAAAATGAAAACGCCGGGGGATGAGCCCGGCGTTTTCATGTTCGCAGAAGGAGATGCATGAAGCTTCATTATGGTACACCCGTATGAGTAACTTGTCAAAATCCGCCACGTGGTATGCGCGCCACGGATGGGCGGTGTTTCCGTTGCGACCTGGCACGAAAGAGCCGTTCGGCGGGCTGGGCGTTTACTCGGCCACGACCGCCCTGGGCCAGGTGGCAGCATGGTGGCGCAGGTGGCCCGACGCCAACATCGGGTTGCATTGTGGTGGGTCTGGCCTGCTGGCCATCGACCACGATGCGTATAAAGAGGTGTATGCCGGCCAGTCTCTTCTGGACCCGGCCGACCAAGAGACAGTGACCAGCCTGACCGGTAGCGGCGGAACTCATCTGCTGTACCGGGTGGACGACGGCCAGCGCTACAGCAACCGGGCGACCGGCATGCCGGCTGGGGTGGACATCCGGGGCTGGGGCGGGTACATTGTTTTGCCGCCGTCGGTGCATCCCAACGGTACGCCGTATCGCTGGGAGCTGGGCTACGGACCGCACGAGATCGCCCTGCTGCAGCTGCCGCTAGCAATGCAAACGCTGCTCGAGCAGTCTGGCGGCCAGCGCCGCGTTGTCGGCGCTCCGAACTCCAGCGAGGTCGTTGCATCCAGGGATATCGTCCTGGCTGTGCTGGCAGCGACCGGAATTCAGACGTATCCGGAGAGCGAGTATGACCGGGGCGGGCGGAAATGGATCTTCCGTTCGTGCCCATTTTGTCCAGCCGACGACCTGCATGCCCAGGATCGGGCGGCATACATCATCGTGGCCAGGGACGGCCACATCTCTGCCGGTTGCCAGCACGAGCGATGTCGCCGTGTGCTGGAGGCGGCTCGCATGGGCGGCTGGCGATGGCTGCTCAACAGGGAGAAATTGCATGTCTGAGCAAAACGACCTGATAAAATCACTGGCCGAGGCAAACGACTATGGCAACTGCCTATGGGTGATGGCCCAGACGGCGGGCAAAATTTTGTACACCGCTGGTCGAGGATGGATGGTCTGGTGCGGAACGCACTGGCATCCTGACGAGGCCCAGGCGAAACGGGATGTGACTGAATCGTTGCGCGCCAGGGCGGTCGAGGGCGTGAAACGGTCGGACGACCGTCTCACCAAATCTTCGTTCCCATCGACGAAACATATTCGGGATGCAATGTTTCTGCTCCAGGCATATGTGGCGGTGGACGATGCTGAGTTCCGCCAAGTCGTGCACCACTTGAATTTCCTCAATGGCCTGGTCGATATGCGTACTGGCGATCTAATTCCCCACGACCATGCGCAGCGCCAGACCTACTGCCTGGACATCGAATACGACCCCGGCGCTGAAAGTGAGCTGTGGGAGCAGTGCATCTCCCAGTGGATCGGGGGCGACATCAGCCTGCGCCAGTACCTGCATCGGCTGATGGGGTACGCCGCCACGGGCGAGACGAGTGAAGAGGTCCTGCTTTACATCTACGGTCCGCCCCGTTCGGGCAAAGGGACATTTCTCAACACCATCCACGCCGTGTTGGGCCCACTGGCGGCCAGCACGGATATGGACACATTCATCGACCGGCGCAGTGGACGCAATTTTGCGCTGGCCAGCCTGATCGAAGCACGCCTTGTCCAGGCGCAGGAGACCCGCACCGAACAAATGCTCAACACTGGCATGCTCAAATCGGCGACGGGCCGGGACCCACTGTCGGTGGAGCAGAAATACAAAACGCCGTACACGGCTATCCCAGTCTGGCTGATCGTACTGGCCAGCAACTATCCGCCCAAAGCGCCGCCGGACGACACGGCGTTTTGGGAGACACGCATGAGGGTCATCGCATTCCCCAACTCCAACAGTGGCACGGAGGATCGCACGCTGAAAAACAGGTTGCTGAGCGACGAGAACCGACGTGGCATCGCCGCCTGGCTGGTGCGAGGTGCAATGGCGTGGTACCGGCACGGTCTGGGCCCGGTGCCGACCACCATCACCGAGACGACGCAGCAGATGCGCAGCCTGTCGGATTCGCTCGGCCGCTGGCTGACAGATGCGTGCGTGATGGAAGCCGATGCAGAGAGCACGGCAAAGCAGTTGCACACCGCATACACCATGTGGTGCGACGACGAGGGCATCCCCCAGGCGGAGCGTCATCCCCAGGCGGAGCTGATGCGTCGTCTCAACGTTCGTGGCCTGTCGGTTCGTCGCACGACGGTCGGCGGGCGTGGCGGGACCTCGGGATACGTGGTTCGTGGCATCCGCCTGGCGTGACACGAACAAAGGGGTTGATCTGGGCGAGATCAACCCCTTTGTCCGGCGATGCGTATTCGAGTGCTCCAGCAGTTCAATTCCTACAGCGGGCAAATTCCATAGGGACTGATTGACTGCCGACAATCATAGTGTATCGCATGCGGGAAAAGACGCAAAATTTAAGGTTGAGTTTTTCAAAAACCGTTGATTTTTGATGCCAATCATGATATACTATGTATATCAATTTGATTCAGGGGGCCCGCCCCCACACGCACGGAGGTGCAATGATGGCGAAAATGATGAACGTAACAATCAACGGAACAACAGTCACACTCCTTGGAGGCCAGTTTCTCCAGGGGAACACGTTCCCAATCAAGGATATCATCAAATCCGAACTCGGCGGACGCTGGGACGCCGCCACAAAATCCTGGCAGGTTGACCCTGCCAAAGTAGCCAAGTACATCCCAGAGGGCACCCCCACCACTTCCACTTCCCGCCCACGCCCAGTGGCGTGGCGCATCAATGATGAAATTACAATCGCCCTCACCAACGAGGGCCGCGAGGCTGTAGACTCCTGCCCCAAGGGGCACCGGGTCTACACCGTGGAGGTCTACGAGGACTCCAGCTTCGACTCAGCCTGGCAGATTTGCCAGACCTGGGTCGCCTGCCCAGTGGATGTGGCTCCCCCGCCGCTCCAAATCGTCGACGGGACCCAGAAAAAGGTTTTCGCCGGCATGCTGGTTTGGGCACCTGGCTGGGTGCCACCAGGAAAAGACGCGTTTTCGCTGTAGGAAATAGGGGCTTCGGCCCCTCTCTAATGCAGCCGGCTGGCAGATGTCCAGCCGCCCGTCCCAAGCCGGATAAATGCAGAGGGGAGTAGCACTGGGAGGTGCATGATGGCTGACCTTATGCTGGAAGACGCTGGGCGAGATGACGATTTCGATCGCGTCAAAGCTTTACTGCATGACATCATGCAGGAAGGATTCGCCGAAGCTCGTGCCGCTATGCACGAGCTGGCCGGTATCATCGAACTGCTGGAAATCGGCGACGGAATGCCGGTTGCCAGCAACACTTTCCCCCCAACGGAGGTGTGGTCGTGACCTCCGAGACCCTGCGGCAAATCGCCGCAAACTCCATCCAGAAAAATTATATCTCCCCCATTCCAGAGGGGGAGATCGGGGCCCGGCTCTTCGAAGCCGGCTGCCGGATGAGCGACTGCCGGACCTCTGCCCAACAGCAGGGGTATCGACAGGCAGCCGCCAACGCCTACCGTCTCAACCAGATCGGTTGGGACGAGACGGACGAGGCCACGTACCGACGGAGCAAGCGTGGCTGAGTCGTGGACGCTGTGGCTTCTGACGCAGACTGGACGATACCCCGTCGTCCAGGAGCGTCAGCTGGACACAGCCATGTACACGCTGGACCTGGCGGTAAAACGCCGTCAGGCCAGCGGGTGGACGGTGACTGTGCGCAACGCCCAGCGCGCAGTGCTACGCAACGGCGATCGGGCAGTCGCATTTGAAATTGTACGGGAGGAACAATGACTGAAGTCGTGCGCCAGAGCGATCTGGCTGAATTGACCGGAATAGCCAAGTTGCTGGCGGCGTCGGGGTATTTCGACGCCAAGGGCACTGCCGAACAAGCAGTGGCCCAGCTGGCAACCAAAATTCTTGCCGGCCGTGAGATGGGCCTTGGCCCGTTCGCTGCCGTGCAGGGCATCCACGTCATCCAAGGCAGGCCGGCCCTGAGCGCCAATCTGATCGCCTCAGCGATCAAGTCGAGCCCCAAATACGACTACCGGGTTCGCCGCCTCGACCCAGAGGCATGCGAGCTCGAGTTCTTCGAGCGCGTCAGTGGGCGGTTGGAGCCGCTCGGGGTCTCGACCTTCACCGCTGCCGATGCCCGGGCAGCGGGGACCCAAAACATGGCGAAGTTTGCGCGCAACATGCTGTTCGCTCGTGCGATCAGCAATGGTGCGCGCTGGTACTGCCCGGACCTGTTTGCGGGCAGTGCCGTCTATGTGCCGGAGGAACTGGGCGCTACCGTCGATGGCGAGGGGAACGTCATCGACCAGCCCCAGCGTCCACAGCTGGCAGCGCCGGTGGCTGAGCCCGTCGACCTCCCTGCAGAGGTTACATTCTGGACGACGCCCCAGGATGCATACGACTGGGCGGTCGGAATTGGGGCGTCCGAGAACGTCCACGCTGCACGGGCAGCATTCAAGCGCATCGTTGACGCCCAGTTCGATGGGCGTTTGACTCCAAAAAATCAGGCGGCGGCGTTGGCTGCGTTCCACGCCGACCGCATGGCAAAACTCTCGGCGGCCAGCATCGACCTGGCCACCGAACCTGAAGTGGCTCACTAATTCTCACACCGGGGCGCGCATGGTACACGCGCAGGAGATTGCAATGGATGAGGAGCGAGGGTACGGAGTGTTGTTCTACATCATGATGGGTTTGGGCATATTCGGTTTGATCGGCATGCTGGCCATGTCGATGTCGGCAGGAGGTGGACTGTGAGACGGCCAACACATGGCGGGTCAGGCATCAAGCCACCGACGGAGGCAGCATGAAACCTCTACTGCCAGCACCAACAACACGCGAGAGCGAGCGCTGTCAGACGCGCTGCCCACGCCAGAACCTGTGCGTGTGCAGGGCAGATGTGCGCCACACGTTGCACATCTGCAGTTCGCCCGACTGTGCATGCCACAGCCGGGAGCGCTACGAGGGGCGGCCACTGCGAGGAATCTATGGATAGATTCAGCTGTTTTTCCCTCGTGGCGGCCGCAGTGGTGATCATCGTCCTGGCCGCTGCCGGGGCGATGGTGTCGGTACCGTAAATAACCCTGGAGCCCGGTGTCAGTTGCGCACGGCGCACCTCCAAATTGAAGATCGGCCGTAAAGTGGACCGGGTCAAGGCCCGGGAGGTGTTGCGCACAGACTCCCGGGCATCCGTACTATCAGGAGAGAAACGCATGACGATTGACCTGCACGAACGCATCAATGCGATGCAGACGCAAATTGACGACCTGCAATACCAGTTGGGGGAAACGCGGCGAGATGCGTTGCACTTCCAAACAGTTGCGCAACAGTTACAGTTGCAACTGGACATGCGCACGTCCACACCGCCACCCACCGTTGACCTCCCTGCACTGGAGGTCGCTGCGCTGCGCAACGCACTCGAGGCAGCCCAGGCCGAACTCGCTGCAATCCAGGTGGAACGCAATCAGTTGCACGCACTGGCGGAACGCAATCAGTTGCACGCACTGGTCCAGGCTGAGCAGCAGCGCACGGATGTCGAGCGCCGCCGCGCTGCACGACTCGCGGTCGAAAACGCACAGGCGCAGCGCACCATCGCCGGATTGCAGGAGCGATGCGCGCTTCTCTATCGCCAGCTCAATACCCGGAGGCACAACAATGACTAACAATGCAGGTGCACGTGCAATCTCGTTTCTGCGCACGCCGGTTGCAACGCTGGCGGTACTGGTGACCGCACTCGTTGCGCAGCTGCCGCATGCCGCAGACGTATTCCGCCTGGCCGTTGCAGGACACGGCCTGGGCGCAACGCTGCACAGCTACAGCTACGCTGTTGCGCTGGAGCTGGCCGTACTGCTCTTCGTCGTGCAACGGCGCAACGTCGAGAGCTACATTTTCGCCGTGGCATCCATCTGCATCAATCTGGCCTACTACGCGCTGCATGGCGTCAATCTGGCCAGTGTTGCAGCTGCACCAGCCTGGCTAATCAGCGTTGCGTTGCCCGTTGCAATGGCACGCTACAGCCACCTACTCGTAGATGCAGCGCACGAAGAGTCGGTGCAACCAGTTGAACAACCAGTTGAACAACCAGTTGCGCCTTCGATTGCACCCGCCATCGACCAGGTCGTGCATGCAGAGCCGGTGCAACGTGCACGCGTGCATGTGCATGCCAAGCCGGCTCAGTCTGACATCCCAGTGATAGACGTGAAGGCGCACGCGCTGCAGATGCACGCAGAGGGATGCTCAGTTGCGCAAATCACGCAGCAGCTCGGCGCAAAGTCGTCGACGGTGCGCAGCTGGGTGCGTCGTGCGCAGGAGGTGCATGCATGATTGATGCACTTGTGCTGGGTGTCGGCATCATCGGCACCATCATTGTTGTTGCAATGGTGGCAGTGATGTGGCTGGGCTCCATTGGCGAGTAATTACATTCCGCCCACTGCACCGACCGTACCCCAGCGGTCGGTGCAAACGCGTGCGCAGGTCAACGCAACATGGTGGGATAATTTCGGCATGTGGATCGGGGTGACCGTCGGCATCCTGGGCATGCGCGTTGCAGCGCAAATCTTGGGATACCTTCTGCACGTCGTTGCATCGCCGTGGCCGGGCGATATGCTGATCTGGGTGGTGCTGGGCGTTGCACTGGGCGGCGTTGCGTTTGGCGCACTCATGATGTGGCGCACCTCGCTGGACGAGAGAGAGCAAGCCGGCGAAATAATGGAATTGCTCGAGGCGGCGGAAGCGGCCGAGGCTGCCCTGGCTGATGCAGAAATGCAGATTGCGCAGCTGACCGCCCAGTTGGCCAGAGCGCAGGAGGCTGAGCAGAAATCGACCATGCTGCTGCATCGTGCGCAGCATGCAGTGCAGCCCAACTACGTTGCGCCGGAACGCCCAGCAACGGAATTCGAGGGCGACAACACGTATGAGGATGCACGGCAACTGGTGCGGCTGGCCACCACCGGCCAACGATTCGCCAAAGATTTTATGGTTCGGGAGCACGACTGGAGCCAGGGGCAGTGGCGGGCAGCGCACGAGCTCGTCACCGAGAGCGGTATCTGGCACACCGAGGGACGCACGACGGTGTTGACGGTCACCGACCAGGCGGCAGCGCTGAGCCATCTGGCCCGATATTGTGGGCAGGATGGTTAGTCGGCCGACTGACTATAGTCAGAAGTCTAGTCAGTCAACTGACTAACTAACCTAGTCCAGAGGTCAGACTGAAAAACAGAGGCATTCAACGACAGCAGGGGAGGGGAGGAGAGGGCAAATGACATGGATCGGATATGCAGGATTACTAGGGGTGATTGCAGTAGGATGCATCCTGCTGGGACAATACGACAAAGCGACCGGCATCCTGACTGCCCTGCTGGGCCAGGGGCCAGGCACTGCAATGGCGCTGACGCTGCTGGTGCTGGCGCCCATCGGTGCCGTCATCGTGGTCGTCAAATGTCCGCCAGGTGAGCTGCCCGACTTCGGGCGATGGTTGCGCCGCGTACTGTTCCCTGCCCCTCGTCGGGCCCGGAGGCGAAAATGACAAAACTGATCGTGCTGGCAGCGCTCGTCTGCATCGTAGTCGTCATGTTGCCGTCGGCGACCAGCGTCGTCGAGATGATCGAAGCTGGGCGCACCGAGCGTGTGCAGCTGCGCGAGACCGCACTGACCGAGCGTGCACGCATCGACGCCGAGGCACGCATGTGGGTTGCAGCCGAAGGCGCAGCCACCGCCAGGCTGGCACTGACCTACGCGTTGGTCGGACTGGTAGTCGTGGCCGCCGTCGGCGTGCTGGGCATGGGCGTCGTCGTGGCCAGGCAGATCCTGCTGACCCCTCCAGCCAGACTGCGAGCGCTCAGCCAGCGCATGCCTGACCACACAATCGAGTGGCATCCTGCCGACGGCTGGGTGCTGGTGGACGACGACGGTGCCTACTACACCGAGCCGGACGCCAGGCTTTTGCTGGAGAATCGCCAGAAAATTTAAGGATGAGTTTTTCGGAAACCTGTTGACTTTTGGTGCGAACCCTGCTATACTATGTATATCAGTCAAAAACAAACGGGGGTTCGCCCCCACACGCACTGGGAGGTGCAACATGAAAACGCCAACAATACAAGAAATGGCCAGCAATTTTCAGGCTTGGGCAGACTACGTAGACCCGGCCGCAGTAGTAGAAGAAGAAAAGTTCGAAGAAATGTCAGTGGAAGAAAAAGTTCGAATTATCGAATCCATTTTCGGGCCTGAGAAGCCCGAGGAGGATGCAGCAGAGTAAACCAATGCCGAGCCTGGCGGCTAATCCAGGCCTCTAATGCAGCCAGCTGGCAGGTGTCCAGCTGACCGTCCCAAGCCGGCAAATGCAGAGGGGAGTAACGCACTGGGAGGTGTGAAATGGAAAACTTCATCAAGCACTTTGTGACGGAGAGCAATGGTCGTTTTGCCATCGCAATCGATGGCACGCAGTTCGTGATGGGCCACCTGTCGGGCCCGGCTCCCCGCCCCGGGCATTTGGCCCTGGCAATCGAGGCATGGCCAGCCATGCGGGAGGCCGCCAACGCGGCGGCGGGTAGCCGCCGCAATCCGTACGCCACCGAACGCAAGGTGGGAATGTCGGGGGCGGAAAACTACCGCCTCCGGGAATGCCGGGATGTTGTGACTGGGGACTTCCCAGTCCGAGCGACCATACATGTCAGCATGTACGGGAAGCTCAACCAGGGGATTCGAGTGTGGCTGGGCGACCTGGCCCCACTCTGCTGGCCGCTCTTCCTCAACCATCCGGTTGAAGAGGAGATGACAATTCGGGAGGTGGAAGTTTTCCAGCCATCCTATATGGGGTGGCAGACCGTTCCACTTCGCTTTGAAGTGGACGCCGGTGGCCTGGCAGTAGCCGGGCAGCCGGCACCGGAACCGGAAGACGACCAGGCAGTGGCATGGGCACTCCTGGCCACTCTGGACAAGGAGGTTGACGAATAACCCAGTGCCGAGCCTGGCGGCTAAACCAGGCACTCTAATGCAGCCAGCTGGCAGGTGTCCAGCTGACCGTCCCAAGCCGGCAAATGCAGAGGGGAGACCAGCACTGGGAGGTGCACTAATGATGGAAGAAAATTTGATTTTAGATTGGGTGCAAATGCACCCAAACCGCTTCCCGAACTGGGAGTCGGTAGGTTGGAGAATGCAGGAATTTCAGATCATTTCTCCAGAACAAAAGTCCCACATCCTGCAAATTTGTAAAATGTGGGATGTAGAAAAAAGGCCGCTGCCAAAAGCGGCAGTGGACCCCATCGTTGTCACTCGCCATGCCGGACTAGTGGCATGGCTGGAAACGCAAGGGGTCACAGGAGAGGTTATCTCCCACGTGACCAGCCCAGACCAAGTGGCTGGTCGCGTTGTCTACGGTAGCCTGCCGCTGCATCTGGCGGCGGAAGCAGACGAGGTAGTCGTGGTGGATATGCCACGACTGCCGGCAGAGCTCCGGGGGATTGACCTCACCCCGGAGCAGATGGAGGAGGCCGGGGCAACATTGTCCCGGTACCGAGTCGAGCGGCTGTAAATTTAGTCAGGCGGCCATCTGGAGAAAGGTGGCCGCCTTTTCTGTGGAGAAAAAAATGCAAAACGCACAGCAAAAAAACATACGGCTGCCCATCGAAATGATGGAGCGGCTTCGGAAGTACATCGACACCAGCGGCTACACCATCACGCAGGTGTGGTTGGCAGCACTGGACGACTACCTGACAGCCCGAGGGTACTAGGCCCGGGTCGCATCATAGCGGATGCTGCCATGCGTCCGCGCGTCGAACCACAGCCGTAGCCACATGCCGCCCAGCGGTTTTGGTGGACGCCCCCGCTCCACGTGGTAGCCCTCACCCACAGAAAATTCGTCTTTGTACGTGCCAGTTGATACATGCAACTGGTCTATTACGTGCGGGGTGCCCTGCGTGTTGACCGCTGCCCTGGGCGTCCACAGCACCCACGATTCGTGGATATGCCCACTCAGCATGATGTGGGCGCCATCGACCATCGCCGCACGACGGTTGGTCTGGATGACGCCACGAGTGACAGCCCCGCCACCTCCTGAGCCATGATGGTAGTAGCAGCGAATCGTGTTGTGCGTGCTGCGCCCTCGCTCGTCGCGCACGACCCGGAACATCAGCCAGCCAGAATAGGGCATGCACTGGACGCCCAGTGACTCGGCCAGCCGCTTGGTCGGGTTGGTGCCCAGCCGTTTTCGCACCGAAGACTCGTGGTTGCCCTCGCTGATCATGACAATTCGCTCCCGATATGGAGCAAAAAAAGTGCTGGCATCCGCCAGCACCTGGTCCACATAGTCAATCAGATATTGCGGTTTCATCGACCCGCCGTCTCGCCGTGAGTCGTCTCGCCCCTGCATCAAGTCGAGCGTATCGCCCAGCAGCACGATGCCAGCGCCACGCTGCATCGCCTCGTCCAGATGGGCACGCAACAGCGCCCGGTCACAATGCGGATTGTCCAGATGCACATCCGACGCGACGAGAAACCATTGCTCCCAGTCTGCCCGTGCACGCGCTTCGATGCGCAGCACGAGGTCGTTGAGGCGATGCAGCGTATAGGTCATGGCGTGCCGCTGGAGACGATTTGCCCGGTCCCATCGGGCAGCAGGTTGATTTTCGAATCCATCGGTGCACCGAGCGTAGCCAGCACCAGTTGCACCGACTCGTCTCGTCGCCGAGCAGCGTCAACAACAGCCTGTTCCATCGCCAGAAGCCGGCGCATCGCATCCACCGGCACAATGAGCGTCGTCATGCTGACACCCGCCGCACCCGATTAAGAGTGGTGCGATAGACAGAAGGGGTGGTTGCGTTACCGGTCATCAGCGCTTTGACCTGCTGCAGCAGCGTGATGCATGCCGCCAGGTCGTCGGCCGTGATGCCCAGTGCAGCAACATCGTCGTTTGTCCATCCGCCGATGTCAAAATACTCCGCCTCCAACGCTGCTGCACTGTCCGTCGCCGGCGCCAGGGATTGAACCGCACTCACTACCGCTTTTGCTGTGTTTGTTTTTGCCATTGTTCGTCGAGCCTCCAGCTCAGTATCAAATGAAGTTGCTGTTCCGTCGTCGAAACGGAGCAGGTAATCAGTTGCGCCAATCTGTGGATTTCGTTTGATGTTCATAATTAAATTGCAGAAAATACCGGCACGTAATAGGCTGTTGTGCTGATGTAAATTTTGATGAATCCTGAACTGTCACGGTTGGTTGCATCGTCAAATTTGATTGTCCCTACTCCTGTAGATCGTGTCGCCAGATCACTGACGTCCGTAAATCCGACAGTCCCGACATATCCCCCTTCGTCTCCGTCCACGATGATTGTGCCAGCAACATGCAGTTTGCGCTGTGGACTTGTCGTCCCAATGCCGACGTTGCCGCCGCCGAGAATAACCATTCGTGGAGAAGCTTGATTGTTTGTCCAAAATTGTATGCTATTGTTGCTCGCTGCGCTGAGATTTAACGAGCCTGTTGTTGACTCTAACAAACCTGTGTTTGCAATATATTGATTGCTTGTCGGATACGATGAACTAAAATGGTAAAACGCAGCAGCGCCCGATGAACTTTGCACATCTTGTGCGGCATAGAAAGTTGTATCTGCGGTTTGCACCTTTACAATCGATGACCCAGTTGCTTTATATGCATGTAAAATTGTTACAGGAGCTGTTATCCCAATTCCAACATTGCCACCATTTGGCTGCATGATGACATACGATGTCGTGCGCGTTGCGTTTGTGGTGCCCTCTAGCGTCAGGTCGTCGTTCGCCGCCGTGCCACCGCTCAGGCTCTGTCCACCACTGCGCCCTGCGAGCAGTGCATATTGCGTATGTGGGTCGCCGGTCGTCAGGCCAGTCAGCGACGAATGTGCAATCGTGCCGCCACTGGCTGCGTCGGTGTGGGCGTGCTGGGCGTTCGTGAAGTTACCGATGGTGGGCGTCGTCAACGTTTTGTTCGTCAGCGTCTGCGTCGCCGTCAGCAGCACGTTCTCCTTAGACTCGAGCGTGTTGACTCGACTCCTCGTCTCGTTGATGATCGCCAGCAAACGCTGGATGATGTCTCGGCTTATCATTAGATTGCCTGCAATTCTAATCGGACGATTTCTAGCCCGGACTGGTCGAAACTGATTGATACCGCTGCGATTTTTTTTGTTGCCGACACGCCCTGGAAATACCCCGTAACCCGGTCACCCAGGAAATAATGCAACCCGTACAAGCTGCCTGGCGTCTGAATGACATCGAAATTAAGCTCGTCTCTGGCACGCAAATCATACAGCCTGGCATCGCCGCGGTCCTGCAACCCGGCACTGGTGGTGATATCGCTTCCATCGACGAAAATTTCGTAGCTGTTGGTCGATGCATTGTAATTTGTGCCGGTGACCGTTTCGACCACGCGCACACCAGCCGCCTCCTGCCCAGCGACAATCGCAACAGTCCGTTCTTCGATCCGCCGGTACCTTAGTGTTGGATTGATCATGTTGCCATACTGCAGCGCAAAAACCACCGATGCAGATCTGTCAGTCCCGAGCTGGCCAGTGTACCAGCGGAATTGCCATGTTCGTGCCGCCGTTTTGACCATGTCGAAGTCGCCGCCACCGATATCAGCAATCTGCTGCAATGTCTCCAGCAGGTTGGTGCGTGACGAAAACACATCCAGTGTCGTGCCGGTCGCACCATCAGTCTGCACCGTTACATAGCCACCCCATGTAGGCACGTTTCTATCTCGTCCATCAGCCGTCGTACCGGATGTTGTGGCATTGCGTGTGACCAGCGTTTTCATGATGGTTTCTGCTTTTGCCGAAGTGAAACTGGTCCGATTGCTAACGCCAGCTTTGTACGCGACAATCGACCGACGCAGTAGGTCATTCCAGCCGACAGCGTAATAGGTGACCGTCGTCTTCCCGTCCCGGTCAGTGACGCGCTCCTCGTCACGCAGAAATCCACCAAAATCGGTGTAGGCCGTGATTGCATTGCTGATGTTAGGGTCAGACGCTCGGCTGCGAATAACCTCAACCTGCCAGTCACGCTCCACCGTCGTCAGTGCCATCGGATGTGTATCGGGTATCGAAAACGAGAGCAACCCGGAATCGTTGACAACACGCTGATATTGCAAACTGGTGAAATCAGTCACGATGAACTGACGTGTGCCAGCTGCGTTGGAAACGTTCAGCACGTATTTCGCTTCAGCCACGATTATATCCCCAGGAAGATGTCGTTGTATTTCATTTCAACTGCTGTAATACCGGTTGTTCCCGTACCCGTTAGCGTGTATTGCTGAGCAAACTCTGTACTGCGCATCGCCCGGTTTGTACCAGTCTGTGCAACCGCCACCCAGACACTATTGCCGTATGCGACTGACAACCACGTGTTTGCCTCAGCTGCGGCCACAGCCGACCATGTCACGCCGCCATTCGCGCTGCGCATTACGCGGTTCGTACCAGTCCCCGCTATAGCTACCCAGACTCCATTGCCGTACGAAACCGCATACCATTCGTTGGCATCAGCTGCTGCCACAGCCGTCCAGGTCGAGCCACCATTTGTGCTGCGCATAACCCGGTTTGTGCCATTGTATGCCACTGCTACCCAAACATCGTTGCCATACGCGACCGAGTACCATGCGTTGGCTTCAGCTGCCGCTACCGCCGACCATGTCGCACCATCATCCGTGCTGCGCATGACACGGTTCGTGCCGGTGGTGGCTACTGCCACCCATACGCCATTCCCATACGCCACCGATTCCCATTCATTTGCAGCGGCTGCCGCTACCGCCGACCATGTCGCACCATCGTCCGTGCTGCGCATGACACGATTCGTGCCCGTGCTGGCCACTGCCACCCAAACACTATTGCCGTATGCGACCGATTCCCATGCGTTGGATTCAGCCGCTGCTACAGCCGACCATGTCACGCCACCATTCGTGCTACGCATGACACGATTCGTGCCGCTGCCGGATACAGCCACCCAAACACTATTGCCATAGGCAACCGACCTCCAGGTATTCGCCTCAGCTGCCACTACCGCTGACCAAGTCGCACCATCGTCCGTGCTGCGCATCACACGATTCGTGCCACTACTAGCTACTGCCACCCAGACGCTATTGCCGTATGCGACCGATTGCCATGTATTCGCCTCAGCCGCAGCCACTGCCGACCAGCGTCGGGATAGTGTCGGGGTAAACGTTTCATGCGTAAAGTCAGCCAAATCACTGTCACTGGTCAGGTTGGCGATGCGATTAGTTGAAGTGTCGTCGAGCACGGTTTTATAACCATATCTGGTATCAATTTGGTAATTGTCTCCAGCGGCAATAGTTGTTCCGGTGAAGTCAATTTTTTTACCAGTGGCCACCTGCGTCAACACGGGATTTGCAATCGGCCCGACAATATTGATGATAGGTTCGGTCGGATATTGCCCATCATATGTCAGCGTGCTGGTGCCATTGACAGTGATGTTTTTTACCACCAGTGACTGACCACGCCAGAACGGATCGTGGCACTCCAGTTGCACAGCGAATCGTTGCGAAGCACCATACCGCTCACCGACCGCATCTGGGAAATCCACAACATTGACAACCTCGCCATCAATCAGCCGCACAGAACCGTCATCGCGCGTGACTTTGAGCGTTACCGTCTGGCCCTCAATACCACGCCACAATTCGTAAATATCATCACGCATGGCATCTGCCAGCGCCAGGCTCGCTGCATCAGCAAAAAATACCAATGTTATGAGCCGAGAGTCATAACGAAAACCTACAAAAAATTCTCCATCTTGAAATGGACCAGATGTGGAAAGGTTCCTTTTTAATGGCGCACCAATATTTGATGAAGATATACGGTAAGATATTGTGCCACCACTAATTTTTATCTCTGAATCCCAACGGATTATTGACCATGCTTGGGCCATATTTAGATACCCAAAAACAAATCGTTGTATGTCATTGTAACTGTTGTAGCAGAAGTTGTTCCGGTTCCAGTAAACGTATAATCAAGTTTGTTTTCGTTACGCATAATACGATTCGTTCCACTAGTTGATACCGCTATCCATACATAATTCCCACTAGCAACCGATCTCCATTGATTATTTTCGGCAACAGTTAAAGCTTTCCATGAAATTCCATCATTCAAGCTATACATTGATTTTTTTACGCCTAAAAATGCTGCTACTGCTACCCAGATATTATCGGCATATGCAATTGACCACCAAGCCGCAAAATCATCAGCGGCGGGCACTGCCGTCCATGTTATACCGTCATCTATGCTACGCATTACTCGGTTTGTACCTAAACTGGCTACAGCTACCCAAATATTATTGCCATATGCAATTGATTGCCATGCGTTTGTGTCTGTGGTAACCACGGCCGACCATGTCGCACCATCGTCCGTGCTGCGCATTACACGGTTCGTACCAGTCTGTGCAACTGCCACCCATACGCCATTCCCATACGCCACCGATTCCCATTCATTTGCAGCGGCTGCCGCTACCGCCGACCATGTCGCACCATCGTCCGTGCTGCGCATAACCCGGTTCGTGCCGGTCCCAGCAACTGCCACCCAAACGCCATTACCATACGCGACTGATACCCACGTGTTCGCCTCGGCAGCGACCACGGCCGTCCAAGTCACGCCATCATTCGTGCTGCGCATGACACGATTCGTGCCAGTCCCAGCAACTGCCACCCAAACGCCGTTACCATACGCGACCGAGTACCATTCATTTGCTTCAGCCGCTGCTACAGCCGACCATGTCGCACCATCGTCCGTGCTGCGCATGACACGATTTGTACCAGTAATTGCTACTGCTACCCAAACGCCATTGCCATATTTAACCGAGGCCCAAAGATTGGCTTCAGTTGCCGCAATAGCCGACCATTGTTGATTCAAAGTATCCGGAAATTCTTCATGAGTGAAATCGGCCAGATTACTGTCGCTAGTCAGGTTAGCAATGCGACTCGTCAAAAAACTATCGAGCACGGTTTTGTAGCCATATCTAGTATCAATTTGGTAATTGTCTCCAGCGGCAATAGTTGTTCCGGTGAAGTCAATTTTTTTACCAGTGGCCACCTGCGTCAACACGGGATTTGCAATCGGCCCGACAATATTGATGATAGGTTCGGTCGGATATTGCCCATCATATGTCAGCGTGCTGGTGCCATTGACAGTGATGTTTTTTACCACCAGCGACTGACCACGCCAGAACGGATTATGACACTCCAGCTGCACAGCGAATCGTTGCGAAGCACCATACCGGTCGCCCACCGCATCTGGGAAATCAATGACATTGACGACTTCACCATCAATCAATCTGACAGAACCGTCGTCTCGCACGACTTTGAGCGTCACTGTCTCCCCTTCGATACCACGCCATAATTCGTAGATGTCATCACGCATGGCATCTGCCAGCGCCAGACTCGCTGCGTCAACAAAAAATACCAACGACAAAATACGTTTGCTGTAGCGGAAGCCGTAAAAACTCTGACCATTTTGAAACACGCCGCGCGTTGCAATTGTCCGTTTTGGAGGAGCACCGATATTTGTGGCGGCAACACGGTAGGACAATGTCCCACCACTAATCTGCGTCTCGACATCGCCACGAATCACCGACCATGTCTGTGCCATTACACCGCTCCTCCATAGAGCAGGTTGAGCAGCTCAACATCCTGCTGCACACTGCCGGCCGACTGCATTGTCTGATAATTGAGATTGTATGTGGCGTTGTTGGTGACGCTGGGCCGGATGATATTGCCAGTGGATGCAGAGCCCATCGCCGATGCAGACAATGCCATCGAAGGGCTGAGCGACATGCCGTTGGCCACACCCAACACACCAGCTGCCATCAATTGAGCCGCGTTGATGACGCCAGGAATATTATTGATCATGCCTCGCTCCATGCCGATCATGAGATTTGCACCGATATCGGCCATGACCCGGGATGGAGATCTGATATTGAAAATACGTTTTACTGCATCGACGATAGCTTGCATACCGCCAGTGATATATCCTGTCAATTCTACGATTTTGGAGGCAACTCCTGTTTGGATACCGGCCAGAATTCCTGAGCCGATTCCTTCGAATTTTGCTGTCCCCAATACATTGCTGATTGCTGTCCAGATATTACCTGCCTCTGTGCCGATAGCCGTTACGGTGGAAGCTACGCCTTTCCCGAGTTCGCCCATCAGACCTGTACCCCAGTTGTAGGCGTTGGTCATTTTGGTGGCGACACCGATTTTGCTGCTGATTGCTGTCCAGATATTACCTGCCTCTGTGCCGATGGCCGTTGTGGTGGAGGCGATTCCTTTGCCCAGTTCGCCCATCAGGCCAGTGCCCCAGTTATAGGCATTTGTCAGTTTGGTGTCGATACCGATTTTGCTGCTGATTGCTGTCCAGATATTACCTGCCTCTGTGCCGATAGCCGTTACGGTGGAAGCTACGCCTTTCCCGAGTTCGCCCATCAGACCTGTACCCCAGTTGTAGGCGTTGGTCATTTTGGTGGCGACACCGATTTTGCTGCTGATTGCTGTCCAGATATTACCTGCCTCTGTGCCGATGGCCGTTGTGGTGGAGGCGATTCCTTTGCCCAGTTCGCCCATCAGGCCAGTGCCCCAGTTATAGGCATTTGTCAGTTTGGTGTCGATACCGATTTTGCTGCTGATTGCTGTCCAGATATTACCTGCCTCTGTGCCGATGGCCGTTGTGGTGGAAGCGATTCCTTTCCCGAGTTCGCCCATCAGACCTGTACCCCAGTTATAGGCGTTGGTCATTTTGGTGTCGACACCGATTTTACTGCTGATTGCTGTCCAGATATTGCCTGCCTCTGTGCCGATAGCCGTTGTGGTGGAAGCTACGCCTTTCCCGAGTTCGCCCATCAGACCTGTACCCCAGTTATAGGCGTTGGTCATTTTGGTGTCGACACCGATTTTACTGCTGATTGCTGTCCAGATATTGCCTGCCTCTGTGCCGATAGCCGTTGTGG